GCCGGGTGGAAGGCCCGGAACCGCCCCACCACCTCAACTAGGTGGTAAGGGTACGTCTATCGGTCCGGCTGGCCCGAAAGGCGGTGGATCCTGTGTGTTAGGGTTCGTAGGTGGTAAATCCCAGCACAGGTGGTAATCGCTATAGGGCAGGCTTATCCCGGTGACCGCTTCCCTGGATCCTGGAGCGGGTCGTGGCGGCACGGTCCACAGGAGTGGGGCCTCCGGTGTGAATAAGCCCTCGTCTGGAGCATCAGACGTTAAACTGAGACGTCCCGAAGAGATCGGAACGACGCCCCACGTATGGCAACGCCGCTTAAAACCCTTCGGGGACAGCTATGCGGGTTGACAATGCCAGTGGGGGGCCGGGCCCACTATTGTTGTGGGCTCCGAGTTCCTCTAGGGATGGCCGAAAGGCAGCCATGGGGCCACCCAGGCGGCGCCGTGCTACAGGCGGCAAGGGGAAAAATCCTTCGGGTGACCCCGGGTGGCATTCCCTCCCTTAGCAGCATGAGTGTGGTGGTAGCTGCAACCATGGAGTTGCTACTGCTCTTGGTGTTGTTGGCCCCTGCGGGGGCCATCCTTTTTCCGTCCCGGCATGCGTGCCGGGTAGGAGACCATTACTACTTGTCCAATTGTTGCTCCGAGGACGAAGTGTACTTCTGCTTCGGAGATGGATGTCTTGTGGCTTATGGTTGTACTGTGTGTACACAGTCTTGCTGGACTCTCTACAGACCTGGAGTTGCTACGCGGCCTGGCTCCCAGCCCGGAGAGCTTCTTGGGAAGTTTGGCGGAGCCTTAGGCCCGGTGGCCTCAGCTGCTTACACAGCAGGGGTCTTGGGCCTGGGTGAACCATTCTCCCTCGCTTTCTGTGCGGGACTCCTCACCTCGAGGGTGGGGAGGATGCCGGCTCTTAACTGCTCTTTGCGCTGCAACTTCGACTACAGTTATCCTGGCATTTCTGTGGACTTTGATTGGGCTTTTACAACTCTGATTCACCTCCCTGGAAAATTGTGGCGGGGGTTTACCAACGCCTCAATGTTGGCTGTCCTGGTGATCATAATGTTGGTGTTGGAGCAACGCCTCCTAATGGCTTTCCTACTACTTTTAGTGGTGGGCGAGGCACAGGGTGGCATCTTCGACAACTGCCATTGTGCTTACTGGGGCGGTCGACCGCCTCCTAGGCTGGACATCAACTACCGTGGTAATGGGACGGTGGTTTGTGAGTGTGATTTTGGCAAGATGCATTGGGCCCCGAAGCTCTGCAGTGGGTTGCTGTGGCGTGACGGTGCCCGAGAGGGAACTGTGTGGACTCTGCCTAGAGTCTGCCCCCGAGAGGTTCTTGGCACAGTGTCGGCCGTTTGCCAGTGGGGCTCCGCGTACTGGGTGTGGAGGTTTGGCGACTGGGTGCCATTGTATGATGAGCTGCCCAGGAGTGCTCTTTGCACCTTCTATGCGGGGACCGGCAGGTATCCGGCTGATGTTGATGTCTTGAATCCCTCCGGTCCTCCATGTGCTAGTTGTGTCGTGGACCAGAGACCACGGAAATGTGGTGACTGTGTCCGCGACTGCTTCGAGACTGGTGGACCTGGCTTCGAGGAGTGCGGCGTGGGGGTGAGGGTAACCTCACTCCTTACGGCCGTCCTCGTCGATGGGGGGGTGGAAAGCAAGGTGAGTACGCCTGTTGGTGAAAGGCCAAAATACCTGGGTCAGCATGGTCAGGGCACCTTTTATGGTGCAGTTAAGAAGCTTGGGGTCAACATGACTGTGAGCCAGATAGGAGGTTATTGGCACGCCCTTCAGTGTCCATGTGATTTTACACCTGGTCCGCTACCAGAGCGGATTCCCGGAATCCCAGTGAATGCTTGCATCACCGGAAAGGCCGCGCACCCATTCTCTGCGTGGGCGCCGGGGGGTTTTTACGCCCCSGTGTTCACTAAGTGTAATTGGCCAACAGTGCCYGGCGTGGACGTCTGCAATGGATTCGCTTTTGACTTCCCGGGAGATCACAATGGATTTATCCATGTCAAAAAGGGCCGCCAGCAAATCTTCAGTGGTCAGCGTCGGTCTTCGCCCACTTGGTTGTTGAGTGACATGGTTCTTGCCATGTTGGTCATGATGAAGTTGGCTGAGGCTAGAGTTGTTCCTCTGTTCTGTCTGGCCATGTGGTGGTATGTGAACGGGGCTCTGACCGCTTCGATCACCATCATCCATGTTAATGTCACTCAGGTCACCCATCCATCATGGGGTTGGACCGTCCCCACTGTCAAGCCTTTGCCCTGCCCGAACTCGACCACGGGCTTGGGTGATTCAGTCAGTAACGCCGCCTGCTTCGCTGGTTCCGACTTGTGGCTCGGGGTCGGTGGTGCTTGGTCGGCCCTTTCTGGCGCCACGTCCGCTGTCGCCAGTTGGGTCGGCTCGGCCTACCGGACCTTGCACAATGTGGGTCTCGGCGTGAGATGGTTGGCATCGGTGGGCTCTTACCTACCGACCGTGGAGGCCGCGCTGGCTCCTGAGCTGGTGTGTGCTCCCGTGGTTGGTTGGGGGGCACAGGAGTCTTGGTTCGTGGGGTTCCTAGCAGTGTGTTGTGTGGTCGCTTACCTTGGGGTTCTCGGCACTGCCAGATGCTGCGTGCTGGTGGCGATGCACTTCGCAAGAGGTGCGCTGCCCCTAGTCATGCTAGTGTTGGCAGGGGTGTCGCGAGAGCGGCATTCCGTCTTGGGTCTCGAGGTTTGCTTCAACTTGGAGGGCACTGGTTGGGACTGGAGTGACTACTGGTGGTGTGTGGCTGGGGTGGTGTCTTGGGCCCTTGTCACCATGGGTCTCTTGACCCACGGTGGCAAGGAGGTGAAGCTTAGGTGGTATCGCACCTGGTGCGTGTTCTACCAAAAGGTTCGCCTGCGCCTGTTGGACACTCCCATAGGCAACCGCCCCCGCCGGCCTTTGTGCAAACTGTGGCTGGTGGCGGCTTGGTTTTGGCCTGACATTGCTGCTGAAGTGTGTGTGTTCCTTATCCTGATTTTTGGCTTTCTGGATGTTGTGGATTTCTGTTTGGAGGTGAGTTTGGTATCATCACCCAACTTAGTGCGGTTGGCTCAGATGTTTGATTCCCTTGTGATGGCTGGTGAGCGGTTGGGTGCCACACACCTGGCCGAGCGCCTACGTCGCAGGGGGGTATTCCTGTTTGAGCACGCTGGACATGTCACACGGCCAGCGGCAGAGCGGTTGCGGGAATGGGGTTTTGCCCTAGAGCCCGTCGCTGTGAAGCCAGAGGACTGTGCCATAGTTCGGGATGCCGCACGAGTGTTGGGTTGTGGTCAGAGAGTGAATGGTGTGCCTGTGGTCGCCCGTAGGGGAGACGAAGTGCTCATAGGGTGCTTGTCCAGCAGGTTCGACCTCCCACCCGGGTTCGTGCCGACGGCTCCTGTCGTCGTGCACCACCAGGGGAAGGGGTTTTTTGGGGTCGTCAAGACCTCAATGACCGGCCGCGACGAGACCGACCACTGCGGCAACGTGGTGGTCTTGGGTACGAGTACCACTAGGTCCATGGGCACTTGTGTGAATGGTGTGATGTATGCTACTTATCATGGCACTAACGGGAGGACAATGGCTGGTCCAATGGGTCCCGTGAAYGCCAGGTGGTGGTCAACCAGTGATGATGTGTGTGTATACCCATTGCCAATGGGGGCTACCTGCTTGGAACCTTGCAAATGCTCACCGCAGGGCGTTTGGGTCGTGAGAAACGACGGAGCGCTCTGCCATGGCACTCTCGGGAAGACTGTTGAGCTGGACCTACCAGCTGAGCTGTGTGACTTCCGGGGGTCGTCTGGCTCTCCGATCTTGTGTGACGAGGGCCACGCTGTGGGCATGCTAGTTAGCGTATTGCATCGTGGCAATCGGGTCACTGGGATACGCTATACCAAGCCTTGGGAGACCCTCCCTAGGGAGGCTCAGACCAAGACAGAGGCGCCCCCGGTGCCGGGTAAAACCGGCTATCGTGAGGCTCCTCTGTATCTCCCCACTGGTTCTGGAAAATCCACGCGCATACCCGCTGAGTACGCCAAGGCTGGTCACAAGGTTTTGGTGTTGAATCCATCAATTGCGACGGTGCGCGCTATGGGCCCATACATGGAGAAGCTGACGGGTCAGCACCCCTCTGTGTACTGTGGTCATGACACTACTGCTTATTCTAGGACTACTCAATCTAACCTGACTTACTGTACTTATGGAAGATTCATGGCAAATCCCAGAAAGTACCTCCGCGGCCATGACGTGGTGATCTGCGACGAGTGTCACTCGACTGACGGCGTTAGTGTTCTGGGCATGGGACGTGCCCGGTTGCTGGCGAAAGAATGTCGGGTTCGCTTGTTGCTGTTTGCCACTGCGACCCCTCCGGGGGCCCCAATGGCCGCACATGACAATATTACTGAGGAGCCCCTTGACACCGAAGGGGAGATCACCTTTTATGGACACAGGTTGCCAGTTGCAAGATACGCCACTGGGAGACACCTGCTTTTCTGCCACTCAAAGGTTGAGTGCGAGAGGACGTGCGCAGCGCTCTCGGCGCTGGGTGTGTCGGCAGTGACTTACTACAGGGGCAGGGAAACAGAAATTCCAGCCGGTGATGTGTGCGTTTGTGCCACAGACGCGCTTTCCACCGGATACTCTGGCAACTTTGACTCAGTTACTGATTGTGGCTTGATGGTGGAGGAGGTGGTCGAGGTCACCTTGGACCCCACCATAACAATTTCACTGCGGACAGTGCCAGCACCAGCAGAGTTGAGGATGCAACGCAGGGGGCGGTGTGGACGTGGTAGGACCGGACACTACTACTCCGCGCTGGCTGCTGCAGCGCCGGCAGGTACCGTGCGCTCTGGAGCTCTCTGGGCAGCTGTTGAGGCTGGTGTCACGTGGTACAACCTTGAACCTGACTTGACCGGGGACATCTTGAGGGCTTACGACTCATGCCCCTATACAGCTGCTATCACGGCGTCTGTGGGTGAAGCCATTACGTTCTTCTCTGGGCTCGTACCTATGCGGAACTATCCGCAGGTGGTGTGGGCTAAGCAGAAGGGACATWACTGGCCTTTGCTCGTGGGTGTCCAGCGGCAGATGTGTGAGGAGGCTGGGTGTGGGCCCCCAGCTGATGGTCCTGAGTGGAATGGTATCAAAGGAAAGGGGCCGGTACCCTTATTACTCAGGTGGGGGGGCCAACTACCGGAACATGTGGCCCCCCATCACTGGGTGGATGACCTGCAGGCGCGGCTTGGTGTGRCCGAGGGTTAYACCCCTTGCTTGGCGGGGCCTGTCTTRTTGGTGGGCCTCGCTATGGCGGGGGGGGCTCTCTTGGCCCATTGGACCGGGTCTATAGTTGTGGTTACGACCTGGGAGGTTAATGGGGGGGGCAACCCCCTGTTGTACCAGACCCGGCGAGGAGTCCCAACTAGTGGTTCTCCAGTTGTAGTGGTYCCCCCCTGTGAGGGGGGGGAGCGCTACCCCTGTGATGTGAAGCCGGTGGCGGAAGCTGTCGGTATCCTGGAGACTGAGTGTGGCTGGGGCCCCATGGCTGCTAGCTACGCCTACRCAAAAGCCTGTGAGGTGGGCTCGCAGGTCGGTACTAAGTGTGATGCACTGTGGAAAGCTTGGACCGCGGGGGTGCTGGTGCCCCCGGCACCAGCCCTCGCCGACAATGCCCCTGGCTTGCTGGCCACCCTAGACACCATGTTCACCCAGACGTGGGAGGCCATTTTCACCAATGGTCGCTCGCTACTGGTGGGGTYCACAGCTGCCTATGGGGCTAAGAGGAATCCACCTCTCGGGGTGGCGGCCTCTTTCCTGCTGGGAATGTCAGCCGGCAGGGCGGTGCATGTTCGRCTAGCGGCTGCTCTGCTCCTAGGTGTGGGAGGCACCATGCTGGGACAGGCCTCAACGGGTCTGGCCATGGCGGGTGCTTACTTCGCCGGGGGGTCGATAACCAGCTCTTGGTTGAGCATCATCATAACCCTGCTTGGTGGTTGGGAGGGCGCCGTTAACGCGGCCTCTCTCACTTTTGACCTCCTTTCTGGCAAGGCAGAGGCCAAGGACGCCTGGTGCATCATCTCCTGCCTGGCCTCACCAGGGGCCTCGGTGGCGGGTGTCGCGCTCGGCGTTCTACTCTGGAGTGTCAAGAAGGGGGTCGGTCACGACTGGGTCAACCGTCTGCTGACTGTGCTTCCGCGAAGTTCGGTGATGCCCGACGACTTTTTCGTGAAAGACGAATACGTTAACCGCGTGTCGTCAGTCTTACGGAAGATGTCGTTGTCACGGTGGATCCTGACTCTTGTGGATAAACGGGAGGCGGAAATGGAAACCCCAGCCTCAGAAGTACTGTGGGACCTCCTTGACTGGTGCGTCCGCCTTGGTCGCTACCTGTTGAGGAAGATCAAAACAACCTTCCCGCGCCTCAAAATCCCTCTGATGGGGTGCAGCAAAGGATGGGCCGGACCCTGGGAAGGGAACGGACATGTTGAGGCGCGCTGTACTTGTGGATGTGTCATCACTGGAGAAATCTATGATGGTGAGCTGCACGACATGGTCTACTCCACCTTCTTCTGCTCACACTACCTGAGGAAGACTGTTCCAGTGGGGGTCATGGGGTCCGGGGGGGGGGCTACACCAGTGGTCCCTCCTCGGGGTCCCAAGACTTACCAGCTTGGTTGCGCAGACTGGATTGAGGCGTTGGTGGTCTCTGGCACGGTTACGGTGACGGCGTCTAGCGCCTACGACCTGACCGCTGCCGAGGTGAGGCGGGCTGTTAAAGCCAGTCCCTGCTTCGCCGGTGATTTGCCTGTCTCTTGGGAGGCCCCAATCTGTAGGCCAGCAATGGTCTATAGGGGAGGCCAGACTATCCAGCTGGATGGAGTGCGCCGTACGTTGCCTTGTGGCTTGCCACTTGGAGCGCGCCCCCCTCCTCGGCAGGAGCAACCCACCCATGTGAGCAACTGGAGCAAGGAGGAGGAAGCTGAGCTTCAGTGTGCGAAGGCTGCTGCTATTGAGGCTATAGGGTCTGCACTGCATCTCCCTAGCCAAGAGGCTGCGGAAGCAGCCTTGCAGGCTCTGGAGGATGCTGCTGTGTCCCTACTGCCCCATGTGCCTGTCATAATGGGTGACGACTGTTCTTGCCGAGATGAAGAGGCGTTTCAAGGCCATTTCATTCCAGAACCTAACGTGACTGAGGTACCCATTGCAACACTACCGGACATTGAGGCCCWTAGGGCTCGAGCCAAAGCTTTGACAGACAGGTTGGTAGACTTAGAGGCTGTCGTGGAGGCGCGTGCGGAATCAATCAACGATCTGCGCGCGCCCCTCGCGAGCTTCGACAGCATGCCAAGCCTTGAAACGTCAGACTCCATGCCATCATTGGAGTCCAGCTCTGGATCCAGCTTTGAGGTTGTCTCGTTGACCGAGTCTGAACCAGAAACTGTGATCGAGGGAGGTTTGACCCTCGAATACCAGCTAGAGAGTCCGCCTGCAGTTCGTGGCAGCCCCAGCGCCAAGAGGGTGGTCCGGATCAAGCAATCATGTTGCTGTGACCGCTCCACCCTCAAGGSGTTGCCGTTGTCATTYTCTGTAGGTGAGGCACTCTTTGTGACCAGGTATGACCCAGAAGACCACCTCATCCGTGATGAGGTGAGGGAAATCCAGGTTACCACCCCCCTGACAGACACAGTGGGGGACATTGAGCTGGTGTGCAGGAGAGAAGAGACTCAGACCTCATACTCATACGTCTGGTCGGGGCAACCCTTAGGTTGTGGGAGGGTCATACCTCCCCCAATCACCAGACCTGTGGGAACTCACCTGACTTGTGACACAACCAAGGTTTATGCAACAGACCCTGATCGCGCTGCAGAGCGTGCCGAGAAGGTTACGATCTGGCGCGGTCAACGCAAATATGACAAGGAGTACTACTCGGTGGTGGACGAGGCCCTGAAGAAGGCCAGGGCCACGAAATCACCGGGTTGGACTTATGAACAGGCTATTTCCAAGGTGCGCCGCCGTGCGGCTGCAGGTTGGGGTAGCAAGGTGACAGCAAGCACCCTCGACAAGGGCTGGCCCCATGTCAAGGAAATGCTTGATAAGATAGCCTTTCATAAGGAAGTTCCATTTACTTTTGTGACTAAGCSGGAGGTCTTCTTCTCTAAGACCACGAGAAAGCCCCCGCGTTTCATAGTATTYCCACCATTGGACTTCAGGATAGCTGAAAAGATGATTCTGGGCGACCCAGGCATAGTCGCTAAGGCTGTGCTGGGCAGCGCTTATCTGTTCCAATATACACCAAACCAGCGTGTAAAAGCGCTGGTGGCTGCCTGGGAGGGGAAGAAACATCCGGCTGCGATAACTGTGGATGCCACTTGCTTTGATTCGTCAATCGACGAACATGACATGCAGGTGGAAGCTGCAATCTTCGCGGCCGCTAGTGACGACCCCGTCCGGGTGCATGCTTTGTGCAGGTACTATGTCGAGGGCCCCATGGTGTCACCGGATGGCGTGATGTTAGGTCATCGCGCTTGCCGTTCATCAGGGGTGCTCACGACTAGTTCTGCCAACAGTWTCACCTGTTACATAAAGKTCARGGCGGCTTSCRGGAGGGCCGGGGTGAAGGAGCCGACSTTTYTCATAGCTGGTGACGATTGTCTTATCATCTATGAGAACGACGGCACTGATCCCTGTGCCCGCCTTAAGGCTGCTTTGGCTGACTATGGTTACAGGTGTGACCCTGTCAAGCATGCAAGTTTGGATACAGCTGAGTGTTGCTCGGCCTACTTGGCTGAATGTGTTGCTGGGGGGAAAAAGCGCTGGTGGTTGAGTACGGATATGCGGAAGCCGCTCGCGAGGGCGTCGTCCGAGTACACGGACCCAATTGGCAGTGCTCTCGGGACCATCTTGATGTATCCCTGGCACCCAGTGGTGAGATACGTGCTGATTCCGCACGTGTTGATCATGGCATACCGAAGTGGTTCATCACCGGATGAGTTGGTGATGTGCCAGGTCCAAGGCAATCACTACTCATTCCCGCTGAAGCTCTTGCCTCGCGTCTTGGTCTCATTACATGGGCCATGGTGCATTCAAGTGACAACTGATAGCACCAAGACCAGGATGGAGGCRGGGGCCGCTCTGCGGGATCTCGGTATGAAGAGCCTCGCTTGGCACAGGCGGCGGGCGGGGAACGTCCGTACGCGCTTGCTAAGAGGAGGGAAGGAGTGGGGGCATTTGGCCAGGGCGCTGTTATGGCATCCCGGCCTGAAGGAGCACCCCCCACCCATTACATCATTACCCGGCTTCACCATGGCCACTCCGTATGAACACTCCGAGGAGGTTCTCCTTTCYGTGAAGGAGAAACCCCCTTGGATAAAGTGGACACTCGGTTGGATCTTGGCTTTAGTCGCGGTGATGCTGTGAACTCGCTCCAGGCAGCAGCAGACGCAAGTCTGGGGGAAACGATCGCTCCTCCCTCTGCAGATCTCTAGCTCGGATAGAGCGGGTGGCGGCCTACCGCCCGATGGCGTGGTGGTCA